TGTATTTGTCTACCTACATCTGTTGCTAACCATCCTTGATCATTATTAATACCTGTTGTAGCAGATGCAGTAATATCTCTTGATCCTGTTGAAGCACTAGATGGTGTTAATGTAGTTGTAGTTATATTTGCATCTTGAAAAGGTCCATTAGTAAAATCTACATCAGTTAATGTCCAAGCAGTATGACCAGTACGAGATAGTTTTTCTACTTCGTGTTCTGGATGAGTTATGTACATAACATCTGCCGATTGTGCGAACTTAATATCAAAAAGTTGTGCAGTAGTATAAGGTGTTACTAATTCAAAAACTTTATTAGATACACCACCAGATGTATAAGTAGTAAATGATGAACTGTTTATATCAACACCATCTTTATCTTGTAGTTCAAATGTATTGGTAGTTTTATCTGCAACTAAAAATCTTTTACCATTAACTTCTGTCATACCACCAACACTACTAATAACTACTTCATCACCATTTGAATATCCATGTGATGTAGCAGTTACAACAGCAGGATTAGCTTTTGTAATTGCAGATATAGTTTTGTCTCCTTCTAATACAGCACCACTATCTTTGTAGACTCTCATTTTTAAATTAGAGAACTCCAACATATAAGTTTGTGTTGTAGAAAATTCAAAAGGTATTAATCTTGTTTTGTTTGCACTGTTAGCAACCTCTGCTAAAAATGTAGAACCTGGTCTACGAGCTGCACTACCATGTGGGTAGACAACTAAATTTTCTAAGGTTGAGCAACCAGATGTATATTTAGTTAGATCAGTTCTTCCATCTAATCTTGGTGATAGTTCACCACCTGTAAAGTTTGTTAGTTCGACAGCGACCCTAGCCATTTATTAAAACCTTGAGTTTATAAATGTACCTGCATCTATTTGATCTGACATACCTAGGTCTTGATCTACATTCTGACCTTCAGTTGAATCTACAAATCTAGCATCCTTTAATTTATCTTGAAATAAATTGTACATATTAGTTGCTGTTTGATTATTAGAAGTAACTGCAAAAGCTATGTCAGCACCTAAAGCAGCAGATAAAGTTTCTCTTAATAATTCGTCATACTCATTGGGATCTGTAACTCTACCAATATATAATATTTTCATACTAGATGTATTACTTAATATCTTTCTACCTTCTACTTTGTAGTTAGAATCATAATCTAATATTCTAAGTAGTCTTAAACAATCTGCTGGTAAAGTATATGCAAACTTAAAACCCCATGCAGGAGCATCTGTGTCTGCTGCTAGTTCAACTCTTTTCTGTAAGCAGTTCCAAGGATGTGATCTGAATACACTATCTCTTACTTGAGTGTATCTTTGATTACAAAGTCTAGCATTTTTTGAATCTTCTGTTAGTGAAAGGATAGTTGTTGCACCTAATTGATTTAATGATCCATTACAAATTTCTACTATTGATGCCATACTACTTCCTTATAATATACTTGCGTCTAATTTGTCTATCTTTTTCTAACGCAAATATCTCTGCTTCTGTTCGTTCTTCTTTAGTATCAAAGCCATAATGATATTTAGTATCATGCTTAAACCTATCTACTAACACATATCTGTATACATAGTTATCTTTTTTAAAATGTAATACAGGTTTTAAATCTTGAATCTTTTTCATAAAAAGGTGGGGATTACTCCCCACCTAATATCTAGTTATTAATTAACTACATAGTTAATGTTCCAAGCTAATGTACCAGCAGTTCCACCAGTTGCGTTAAAAGTAATCGCAACATAGAAGTAACCCCCTGGATCTGTACTATCACCAGCTAGTTCCCAAAGTTTTTTAGAACCAGTGTTTAAGTCAGCAGCTTCAAAACGAACATCAGTTAGAGCAGCAGCATCAGCTACTGAACTAGCAAAAACATCTTCGTCTTTAACTGTTCCATCAGTTTGGTAAATACCAACATTGAATGTACACGAACCACCGAATGTGTCTGAACCAACAAATAGTTGTGGCACAGCAGCATTAGAAGGGATAGGTGCTAACATAACAATGTCGTTGTCTGTACTGTCTCCAGCAGCTAGTTCTACTTGTCCATGTGCAGTTCTAACAACACCAGCTAATTCAGCTGCGTTATTAAGAACTGGTGGAGTCGCTTCGAAGTTTGCTACCAGGTCTGTATTTTTAGTTGTCATAATTATATTCTCCTATCTATTATGATTCTGTACATTGTACTTCAACAACTTTAGCTTCTTCCATTCTAGTAGCACCAATGCTCATGCAGTAGTACACTTGAGTGGCATAAGACTTGTCGCTTCTTTCGTCTATTCTAGCATTGACATCTTTGCCAACACCTAAAGCGATTCCATCTTGTGCGTAAGCTATACAAGATCTAGTTGTACTAGATTTTGCTAGTCTGTTTGATACAATGAAATTGAACCCAAGAAACGAGTTGACTTCACCATTTGCCAATGCTTTGACAGTGTTAAAGTCTGAACTTGTAACTTCAGTTGTTCCTAAAAGATCAGTGATCTGTCTCGGAGACACGATAATGTGTCTCGGAATTGAAGGATCTACATCACCAAGATCAAGAGTCTGCTTAGCAGTTCTTAATTTAGCGATAGTTAAACCAGCAGAACCATGTACGATTTGATTCGCATTAGCTGTGCTTGTTGATCCTGTTTCACCAGTGAACGCAGTTCCTAGTGCAGCAGATATGATCACATCATCCATAGCTCTTCCCATTGCCATAGCAGCGGCTTGAGCATAAGATGAAGTTGGATCGATTAAGAGTCTTACTTTGTCTTGTTGATCGATTAGATCAGCAAATTCATAATCCGCAAGAGATACTCTTCTTCTCGCATGAGGAGTATCTATTTGTGGAGTGTCTGAATGTCTGCTAGTTTTTTCAACAGCAGTTACTGAGCCAACTTGATCGAAGAAAGCATTTTTTCCTACAACGCTTTCTAATCTGACTTTGTCTCTTAATAACGATCCCATTTGTTGAGATAGCATTTGTATGTTAGCAGAATACTGCTGTACAAAAGCTGTAGTTATATTTGTCGACATGATTGTCTCTCCATATTATTGTTAAGTTAAAATAATCAGAAAGGTTCTCCACTAAAAATAGTAGGCATCTCTTGCATTTAAAGTCTGTTAGACTAGAGTCTATTCCTTCTTGCCAGTAAGGTTCTTGCGAATTGTCTTACCTTTAATCCATTTATAATAGTTTTCACAGATTAGCAAGGGTTTTTCTTTTTGATAAATAGAACCTGATTCAACAACTATTCTTAATATTTCAAGTCTTATCTCTTCATTATTAAGATGATTATTATCACTTGGCATTTAACATTTCTCTCAATGTGTAGACTTGCTGTACCATTTTATCATGATCAGGATGTTGCTTATTCCAATAAGGTCCATTCCTATCATTAATAATAGAAGATATTTCTTCTTCAATATTACTAACTGATTGTGCATTTTCGCTTTCTGTTGCAACAATTTTATCTTCTTGCATCATACCTGCTATCTTTGCAAAACCTTTTATGATCTCTGGATGATCTCCAAGTCTTGTACCATTTTGTAAAGTCATATCTAAAACTTCTGGATTGATATTAGCTTTTGCTAATGCACCAGCTTGTTTTACTTTACCTTCAAAGTCTCTACCCCACTCTTGCCTTAACTGTTGTTCAGCTTGAACTTGAGCAGTTTCAGTATCAATCTTTGATTGTTGAGCTGTGCCTTCCATATTGTTTTTATAAAACTCTAAGATACCTTGAGCTTGTTTATTATTTAAACCTAGCTTATGCGATTGTTCTGCAAAAGATTTAATTGCAGTTTCATCTAAGTTTACTACTTCAGATTTTGCATCTAAAGAATATTTATCAGCAGACTCTGGTCTACCTAATTTTGCATAAACATCATCCCAATGTTCTTCTGTAGAATTATTAGTTGGGATAACAACTTTATCTTGACCAATCATCTTTGTAGCATTGATATAAGATTTTGCTAACGCATCTATCTCTGTAAACTTTTCAATGTTAGGATCGTTTCTATATGCTTCGCTGATAGAATCTTTCCAAGATGATGTTGTTGTAGTTGTTGTTGTACTAACTTCTGGTTTTGTTTCAGTAGTTGGTTGTGTTGTTGGTGTTACTGTTTCTGTAGGTGTCGTTGTTTCTACAGGCACAGTTTCCTGTGTTATCTGTTCGCTTGACATAGTTATCTTCCTTTTTCATTTTCTTTTTGCAGCATTGATTTAATAAACAGAAGAACGCTGCGTTGTCCTTCCATGTATGCACTTTCATGACTATCACCTTTTACATTAGTGGTAGAATGATAATGACATCTTTTTTCAAGATCGACCAAGACTTCTTTGCCTTCGTCTGTATTGAATATGTATTTATAATTTGTTTGTAATTTTTTTATTATTGCTTCTAATTGTTTGTTTTCTTCCATACTATTCCACTTCAGCATTTGCTACAGCTCTTGCTTCGTCTGGCAATGCTTTCGCTAGTGGTGCTATATCTCCTCCTGCTTTGGCAACTTGTTGTAGTTGTTGCATCTGTTGCATTTCTTGTTGTTGTTGTTGTGCTTGTTGTCTTTCCGCATTTACTTGACTTTGTGATTTTAATATTTTTTGTGGCACACCAACAATGTCTGCCAAGTGTTTCACAAGGTTATCAAAATTAACATAATCAAATACTGGTGCTACATTTGCAAGTGATCCTAATATCTCTATTGCTCTCATAATAGATTGTAACTCTGTAGACTTTTGTGCTTTAGCAAGTGGTGATACATATTCTATTTCTATATCTCTACCTGATAAAAACTCTGGAGCTTGTGGTAACATATTGTTTCTCAGTAATATTGCAAACACTCTATCGATTAATGGTTTTAATAATTCTGATTGTAGTCTACCTAATACAGGTCCTAGTAATCTCATCTTCTCTTCGTTTCTTTGGATAACTTCTGTTGCTGTCATCTGTGGTCCTTGTTGCATCATTAATTGATTTACATAGAACACAGCTCTAATACTATCTCTTCTTTGCTCTTCCATATTTAAACCTAGTGGATTGTTTGCACCAATGTTTAATGGTTCAATTCTATCTCTTGTACCTGATCTATAAAAATTTAATCCACCTGGTACAGTTCTAACTGGAAGTAGGAAACCATCATCAGGAACTAATAGTGGTGGGTCTACTTGTTTCTGTGCAGCTTTAATTGTAGTCTTACACATTTCATTTAACATCTTAACATCAGGCAATGCTGTCATTGCAGGTGATCTTCCATAAATTTCATTTGATGCTTTTAAATATCTTGGTACGACAAAAGGAAACTCTTTAAATCCACCCACAGATAATTCATTACCATTTTTGTATTCCATGTAGACAGATTCAAATGGCATATTAGCTTTATCTTTTTTGTTAGGATTAAATTCTGATCTTGGATAAACTGCGTGTAGTATTTCTACTTCATCATAAGGATTCTTTTTTGCTTTACCTTGAACATCAGAAGATACCGCATCTCCAAACTTTTGTATTGCAGCTCTAGCTGATATATTAAATCTTCTATAGATAGTATCTATTCTACCTTTATCATTCTCTGCAATAAATACTTCGTTGATATGTCTTGTTGAAAATTTTATAATGTCATCATCATCTTCTTCGATAAACATTGCAGCAGTTCCAAAAGTAATTAGGTCATGATACAATTCAAATATTTCTTGTTGAAAGTTTGATCTATTGAAAGCTGTGTACATTGTAGCAGTTGCTTCTTCTAACCAAAGTTTTGCTTCATCTTCATTTTCAATATCTTCATCTTTAAATCTTAGGGTAAACCAAGGTGTAGATGGATTTGTAAGCATACCATGTAATGATGCTGCTAATAATTCTACTGCTTGTATTGGTGATGAATCGAAAACTTGTTCCATTCTCTTATCACCTCTAGCTCTTTTTTTAGTTACATCTGCTTTTCTTGGTTGCATATAATCTGCAACTTCTTGCCAATGTGTTTCCCAGTTTTGTCTTTGACCTTCAAGTCTTTCGTATCTTGATAATAAATTTTTAGTTAAATCTGTTCTAGCCATTATTGTCCTAATAAACTTCTACGACCTAAGGTTAATGTTTCATCTTCTACACCTTTAGAACTTGTCATGATTGTTGCTGATCTACCTTTTGCTTTAGTTTTTCTTGAATCATAACCATCCATACTTGTTGCTGTTGCCTGTGATACTTCTGGTGCAGTGGGTGCAACTGCTATAGGAGCTGGTGTTGGTGCAGGTGTTGGTCTACTTGGTCTTACTATTCTTGCTACTGCTCCACCCATATTATTCTCCAAATGTTAATGATGAAGTTGTTTCTGATTTTGTTTCTCTTGTTTCAGATTTAACTTCTGGTTTTTTAACTTCGTTTTCAAAAGTAATATCATTACTATGATCTATTTCTTTTTTATAAGTTCTTTTTTCTTTTTCTACTTTTGGTTTTTTTTTAAATATCTTTTTAATTTTCTCAAACATTATGATCCTAGTAAAGTTTTCTTTTCTGTTTCAGCTTCTTCTTCGACACCTAATGGTCCAGTTAATATTGTTGATCTTCTGCCTTTTCGTTTTCTTTCAATCGCAGCTTGTTCTGCCGCAATCCTGTCTTTTTCCTCTTGCGAGACTTCTGCTTTAGGCGGTTCTGGCAAAGGTTGAACTGGTGGCAGCGGTGGCATTTTTGGTTTGAAAAGTGATCCCATAATTATATAATCCTGTACTCATTATCTGCTACACTTTGTGGAGCAGTTTGTCTATCATTAATTTCCTGTAGTCCAACTGCTAGGTAACGCATTGCATCACAAGCGTGTGAACTCCAATCATGTACAGGTTTCGATCTGAACATTCTATTTTTGTCAATGTACTTCCTGTGGTAATGTCTTAACGCATCTATTAACTTTTTGCAATGGTCAGTATCAATCCAACATCTAGGTAGGGTCATTGTGGTTGCGTGTATGCCATCCTCTAGTGGAATTTTTGGTACGACCTTGAACCTAATTCCTAATTGGTAGGCGACCTCTCTCCTGGTTTTGCCATTACCAAAATCAGTAACTTCAATATCATGTGGTGCAAAATGATCCTTGTAAACATAATCTTTATCCTTAATCACTTGTACATAGTAAGGTAAACCTTGACCTCTCTCTTCATGATAATCTATTATATTAACACTCTTGCCTAACTGCTGGTAAAATATAATAGAACTATGGTCGGAGACCCCAAGATCCCATGCGGTAGATACTGGGAGTGATGGGTCGTAGGGAACTCTAGTTAATTGTTTTTGATCTTCCATCTTACCAAGTACATCTGAATATACTGCACCTTCTATGTTTGCAATCCAATCACATTCAAACTCTTGCTGGAACTTCTTATCACCCATTACTTCTTTTGCCTTGACTAGCTCTTCTTCATCTACAATCTTTGTCTCACTAGCTTTTGCCTTGTAGTTAAACCAATCACTAGCTCCTTGTGCGTGTTGGTATAGTTCATAAAAGTTATTGTTCATTCCCATAGGTGTACCAATAAACACACAGTAACCTTTTCTATCTGATAGTGCAGGTCTTATTATTTCTGGAAACAACCTACTGTTTACATTTGCGTATTCATCTATGACACAACCATCAAGGTATATACCTCTCAAGCCATCTGAGTTCTCTGAACCTAGTAAAGTTATTCTGCTGCCATTGGGTAGATCTACTCTTAGTTCTGTTTCGTTAAATTTTGTATAAGGTATCTTTGCTGTAAATTGTTTCATATAATCCCAAGCAATACTTTTCGCTTGTTTGAAGGTGGGTGCTATATAGGCATACCTAGGGTTCTTCTGTTTGGACAGCAATGCTGACCTAATTAAATGGTTGATCATACATACTGTTTTGCCAAACCTTCTATGACAAACTAATACATTCCATCTGGATTCTGATATTTTTTTATGTAATAGAGCTTGATGCTTTCTGGGTGTGTAGGGTATTTTAATATCCATATTTAGTGTATTTTTTTACTAGGCATACTATCTATAGGTTCGAAGTCAAAGCCAACACATAGCATTACATAGTTAATAAACAGCTGTGAAGCTAGTTCATTAGGAAAACCAACAAACCTTATAATAACATCATTGTTGTTTTTATCAACATAAGCAACTGATTCTATATCGTCTATTCCAAAGTAGTCCATATACTACATCTAGTTTATTTGTGGTGGTCTGGCAATAAGCGAATGTGTGTGTGGATAAGGGAGTCCTCGAGTCCCATGTATATATATATAATAAACTGCGGTGCAATCTGGGGGTATAGGGGGGGTCGACATTTCTAAAATATAGCTATAGCTCTACAATATTACTAACGATAACTTATGATTATCAATAGAAATTCCTATAACTCTTTATTATAAGAACACCGATTAGTATAAGGTCAATAATACTGTCCGATATTTTATGGGAAGAGATCGCAAGAGCTCTTAATAATTGGATAGCAAGTTTAACTACAATTATTATTCCAGGTATTATTCCATGATCTCACATAAAAAAAAACCCACCAATAAAATTAATTACTGATGGGTTTAATTGTTTATTATTATTTAATAATTAACAAGCATCTTTAATATTATACAAAGATCCATCTTTGTTAATAATTTCAAATCCTTGTTTTTCTAAACCAAATAAAACTTCATCAAAGTTATATTTAGCCATTATAAAAAAACCACTATCTTTATATTTTACATAAAAGAATTTACCTTCTTTGCAAAATTTAACTTCATCAACGCATATTGTTGGTTTTACATAAGTAAATTTAGTCATTTATTTACCTCTTTGTTTATTTGTTTAATCTCTTTATATATCCAATTTATATATATGCAAGTATTATTTTTAATTAAATTACTTTATAATGATTATAAACTACATACTGTTGCATAAATATCACACATAAAAAAAATATACTTTTTGTATTGACAGCAATATATATATGTATATGGTTTGTATATAAACAAATGAAAGGTAAAACAATGACTACATATAAATCAGCATACAAGACAACAACATTTGTTGAAGATAAAAAAATAAATGTTGTACACCATGCAACAAAAATTATTGAGCATGATGTAGAGAATAACACTATCAAACTTAATAATGGTGGTTGGTATTCTAAAACAACAAAAGATAGAATGCACTCTTATTTAATTGAGAATGCAAGTTATAGACTATATCAACAAAAAGGTAATTGGTTTGTAGATCAAGTAGATAAATTAAATGACTATAAAACTATTAAAACTATACCTTATGAAAACAATATGATCTTGAGGGTTTCATGATTAAAAACATCTTAAACTTTTTAGATTATGTTTTATTCTTGGGTATGTTTTATATAATATATCTAGGTTTAAAACATGGACCACAAATAGAACAATTAATAATTGAATTGAAAGGGGGTGTGATATGATAATACTAGGTAAAACTAAACACGAATGGCAGCAATTAGAGCTACAATATAGACCTGAATGGATTATATTTTTAGTAGGGTTTATTCTTGGAGCTATAATTTTTTAGATGAATAAACAACTACAAAAAGACAATATAATTAAACTACAAAAAGAAACATTGAGAAATATCTTGAGTAGTAAAGGTATTATTTATCGTTACTACTTGAGATCTCTTCAGCAGAAACATCAATCAAATCAGGTTCAGATTCCCATTTTATATTTAAAGTAGTATCCTGTTTAACCTCTTGTTTGGTTTGTTCAACAAACAATGAGCTTAGTCTTGGAGCTACAAACTTCAACCAGTTTTGTTTCTCTCTTAAAAATAGCAGCTCTTCATTGGTAAGCTCTTTCACATCAGAATTAAAAACAACGCACATCTTTTCAACTAAAGTCTTGATTCCTCTCTCTTGAGCTTTATTAAATTTGTCCTTAAACTTTGGGTTTAGATCCAAGTAATCGTATAAAGTTTTCAATTTGATCTGTAGCTCTTTTGCTACCTCGTAAGCGGTTGTTCCATCTACTAAATGACCTAGCATAGTATTTTGTTCGGTATCGTTGAGACTTAGCTCGTTCTTTTTCTTGGAGGATATACTCTTTGATTTCATTTTCTGTTTTATGTTTAAAGTTCTTTAAGTTTTTTAATATATTAATCTTGTTTTGTATATTGATATTATCATTCTTGTATAACCCTTTATACTTCCTGGTTTTATTATCCCACGACTTACCACCCTTATGATAGGGACATAACATTCTTCTTGAAGTAGGGATAAATTTACCAAGACATTTACACCTTTTCCCAGAGTGCTTGGCAATCGCTTCACATCTAATCTTTATTTTTGCCATGGCTTAATATTATTTCTAATATTATAATCTCGTTTCTCTTTGTATCTTACATTGGTTTCTTTCTTAATCTTATTAAGAGCTTGGATAATCTTTTGAGGGTGTACATAATTCGCCTTGCTCTCGGCAGCAAGTTCCTCCTTTCTCGCAATGGCTAACTTCATATAGTATGGATTGTTCTTATCCTTTTTTAAGTCTGTCAGGGGGAGCTTCGCTAAACTGTCAATTATAGATTGTTGATTACCTCTATTCTCTCTGATTATATCCTCTATTGTATTAATGTTTATTGTTTCTACTAATGTCTTTAAATCTGAAACATTGGATGTATAATTCTGAAACATAGGTGTTTCATTTTGAAACATACCTTTCTCAAACTTAACAAACTTAGTATTAATTTGATAGGTCTTTCCAGACCTACCTTTAATGGTAGATATAACATTTAGTTTCGTAAGAGTTAGTAATGTTCTGTGAATTGTGGTCCTAGATAGACCAGTATCCTTTTGAATAGTTGAGTGCCTTAATCCTGCTGTATAATTGTTAGATTTCCAACAATATTTCATCAAAGATAAATAGACCGACAAACAATTAGCTTTCTTCCCCCCTGATACTTTATCAAGATGATGATATAATACATATGTTAATTGTAAAAAACCTCTAGTCTTTATCATACTTACATACTTTCCTATGATTAGATTGGAGGTCTAGCAAAATGGAAACCCATTGGGTCTCGTTCATCAGTTCAAACTCTGTCTCACAGCTCGTTATACGCTTGATCCTAAAGGTTAGGGTATCAGGTGTCAGATTTTTATAGAACACCAAAAAACAGGGTATATTTAGGCGACTAGCGACTATGTTTGCAAGGGTTGTAGCCTTGTATTTCTGTCCTTTGTCATAACAAGTCTCTAATATAGCAAGTGGCTCGTAGCAATGTGGACAACATTCAATACTATCAATATCAATCATGGCAATATTGTCATATTTCCTATGCCAATCGTTGTAGCTGCCATTACTGAAAGCGTATGTCCATCTAGCCATCTTGTTCTGCTTTCATAATAGCTAAACCTAACTCTCTTGCAATAAGAGGTACAATAGAATTACCTAAAGACTTTATTCTGTTGGCTCGATCTTTGTCCAATTCATAGGATAACCCATTAGGAACTCCACAAAGTGAGGATTGAGCTTCCCACCAACTTTGGGTTTGTCCAGATACAGCATCGCATCCGACAGTTTGGCTCCGTAAGTCATATTTGTATTGTTCTTTTTCCGTAGTAAAAAACTCCCAGATTTTGTTTGTTCCACTCTGCTCGATTGTTCTCCCCCCTCCTCGCAAGCTGGAGTTGGCGTTGGATACATTGCAACCGATGATCCAGACACGTTTTCTTTGATGCCACGCACCGATGCCTGAAGCTGGAATAACAAGACATTGGACTTCGAAACCTTCTTTTTCCAAGTCATCACACACCTGTCGGAGGACCACGCCTTCTTGGATGTTAATAATGCCTTCAACATTTTCCCCAATGAACCATCTAGGTTTACACTCTCTGATGATTCTAATAGTTTCATCCCAGAGGTAGCGGTCATCATCTGTTCCTTTTCTCTTTCCTGCAACGCTGAATGGTTGGCATGGGAATCCTCCTGTAATAATATCTGCTGCGTATCTATCTCCTTTGACATTTCTAACCTCACTTTCTATTGGTATGTTATTAAAATTTTTCTTTAATACTTTTTTACAAAACTCATCCTTCTCTACAAATGCGATTGTCTCAAACTGTCCTGTACTTTCTAATCCTAAACTGAACCCACCTATTCCACTAAATAAGTCTAATAGTTTTAACTTCATCTTCTCCTCCTTGTAAATATTGTTCTCCAAAACCATGAACGCATCATAGATATAACTGTAAAGATAACTGCTATGTGAAAGCTCTCCAATACTGTTGGATGCAAATCAAAGAATGGAAATATATATAGTTGAATTAAAGTAGATAAAAATAAACCACTACCTACATCAATTATTGTTTCGAATAAGTTTCTCACTTTTTAACCTTTCTTTTATTATTATTATTTCGTTTTCTTTTTCTTCTATTTCTTTCTCTAATGCTAAAATTATATTAGCT